TCAATTACAAGACCGCTCGTCATTGTGCAAGCCCGCGCATGGCCGGTTCCCGTTTCGCAATCATCGCACCATGCAACAGGTGCTTTATGATCGATACCTTCGGCGCAGTGACGCTGACAAGCATGTGACATTTAAGGAGTGGCTAGATCGTGGCTGAGTGTAAAGTATGCGGAAAAGCGTTGTGGCGTGGCAATCAAACCGGCCATTGCAGGTCGCATGTTCATCCTGAAGTTCGGGCAAGGCAAACTGAAAGCCTCCGCCGTAAGATTCAATCCGACCCTGTTTACCTTGAACATATCAGGGCATTGGCGCGGGCGAATTCATCGCGACCAGGACATATGGAAAAGCTGCATGAAGGAAGCCGCCGCGTTAAGCCTTGGATCAAGGCATTGGCCGCAACCACACCGGAAAGCTATTTGAAGGCTGGCAGGCGATCCGCAGATACGAAGCTGGCATGGTGTCCGCCTGAATATCGGGCTGAATACCATAACCTGACCAACGCAAAGCGATTCAAAGCAGCTGAAGCCAAGGCGATGATCCTTGCGCAGCATGAAAAGGACATGGCGGAGTTCCGCCGGAAGCTGAAAGTTGCATAGCCAAATGGTTTAGGGTATGAAGGGCGGGCAGGGAGCATTTGCCGTGCTCTACCTGCCCAATTCTCAGGCTATACAGGAGCCGTCGAATGACCATTGATTTACAGGATAGTTCCGACTTGCGCAACCCGTATCGGCGCGCGGTCTAATGTCTGGTTTCATAAAGCTATATCGCGGCTGGTCAGATAATCCCGCATTCAAAGATGAGCCTCTTACAGAGCGTGAAGCGTTCCTCTGGATGATTGAATGCGCCGCATGGAAAGATGTGCAGCGCAGATGCCCTAAAGGTGAAGTCATTACGGTGCTCAGGGGTCAATTCCACACCGCAGAGAGAACGCTTGCGACCGCTTGGAAGTGGGATAGAAAGCGTGTTGCGCGGTATCTAAAGCGGCTTAAAAATAGCCTAATGATCGACCCACAAACGGGGCCACATGGAACACTGATAACTATTTGTAACTATGAGAAATATCAGGGTGACGGGGCCAATCATGGGGCCACTGATGGTACCAATGACGGGGCCAATCATGGGGCCAATCATGGGGCCACACAAGAAGAAGTTAAGAAATTTAAAGAAGGAAAGAAGAAAGAAGATAATGCACGCAAGCGCGCTGACGCATTCCCCTGCCCTGATGGTGTTGATCCTATCGACTGGGAAGGCTTGAAGGCCAATCGCAAAGCCAAGCGCGCGGCACTGACTGAAGGGGCCTACCGTCAAATCACTGCCAAGCTTGAACGCTGGCATCGTGAAGGATGGCCCCCTGGCCCCGTGGTAGCTTATGCGGCCGAACGCGGCTGGACTACGGTATTCGAAACAGACGAAATGAAGGTGACAGCAAATGGCAACGGCAATCGGAAAGTTAACGGAAAAAGCATTGACCGCCGTAGCAGCCTCGCAAGAGCAATCGACGAAGGGCTTGACTGGATCGATGGACCACAAGCGGGCGTTTCTTGAAACATTCCGCCGATGGGAAGTTCTGTTCAAGCGCAAAGACGCGGGCGACATGCAGGCTGAAAAATGGCTGATTGCCGAATATTACGATAGCCTTGGGTATTTGTCGGCAGATGGGTTTGATGTGCTGACACGGCTTTTGAAAGAGAATTGCACGTTCTTTCCAACGATCCGCGAATGTTTGGATTTGATGCGCCCAAAGGATCGATACGATTGGGGGCACCCGTTCCTGTCAGTGCACAATGGGCACCCGTCGCCACTGATAACACACAAGCCAAGCGCAAGGGTTTTGGCGATCCAGAATACCCCGCGCCTTGCACCGCCCGATGATTGTGACGATGCCTAAAAACACCGGCACCACACCCCCGCATGAACTGGTCGATGTCAAACTTCGCTGTGGTCATGTAGTCCGCCGCATCAATCCAAAGACATACCGCTGGAAACCATGGCCCGAAGGTGAAAGCGGGGGTGATGTGATCGAGTGGCAGCCGGTGAAGTGACCGCCTTGACACCGCCACACCCACCTGACAAACTCACCCTACACCGAAGCCGGATATTCCAACGAACCCCGCACAGGATCGACAGGGATGACCACCGGAAGGAACAAGCGGGACCGGCCTAGGTACATTGAGTTCTCCCGCGAATGGTCATCAACGTGCATGGGCCAGCTATCCCCCGAATGGCTGGCCCCACTTGCATTAACGAGCGGGAAGGCGTAATTTAACCCCGTGAGCAACCTAACCCCCAAACAAGAGGCTTTTTGCCTAGCCTACATCGAAACCGGCAATGCGTCCGAGGCTTATCGCAATGCGTACAATGCCGCAGGCATGAAATCCGCGACCGTAAACCGGAGCGCAAAAGAGCTTTTAGAAAACCCCAAGATTACCGCAAGGCTATCAGCGCTGCGGGAACGCGCGGTTGAACGCACGATGGTGACGGTTGATATGTTGACCGCTGACTTGTTGCGTATTGCAAAGGCGGGTGAGGAATTACGGGAAGCTCCCGGCCTGTCTGTTGCCCGCGCAAGTCTTATGGACGTTGCTAAACTGAACGGCTTGGTGGTTGATAAGGCTGCTGTGACTGGCACAATGACCACGATCACAGAGGTTAAGCTTAGCGGTCCCGAAGAGTGACCAGCGTAACCGTCCAACTTCCCCCCAAACTAATCCCGGTGTTCCTAGGCCCTGCCCGCTATCGTGGCGCATATGGCGGACGGGGAAGCGCAAAGACGCGCTCATTCGCCAAGATGACCGCCGTGAATGCGATGCGGTGGGCGCAGTCTGGAAAGAGCGGCATAATCCTTTGCGTCCGCGAACATCTGAATAGCCTTGCCGATAGTTCGATGGCTGAGATCAAGGCCGCGATCAATGAAGAGCCTTGGTTGGCTGCATACTTCGATATGGGCGAAAGCTATATCCGTACGATTTGCGGGCGGGTTGAATATGCGTTCATCGGGCTGCGGCATAATCTGAACAGCCTTAAGTCGAAGGCCAAAATCCTGCTGTGCTGGGCGGACGAAGCGGAGCCTATCAGTGATGCGGCTTGGGAAAAGCTGATACCGACCGTTCGTGAGGAACATTCGGAAATATGGGTAACGTGGAACCCCGAGCTTGAAGGAAGCGCAACAGACAAGCGCTTTCGCAAGGATACTGCGGTTGATGTAAAGATCGTGGAACTGAACTGGCGTGATAATCCGTGGTTTCCGGCGGTGTTGGAGCGCGAACGCCAGGACGATCTAACTAAGCGCCCTGATAATTACGATCACGTTTGGGAAGGTGGATATAAGACCCACTTCGAAGGCGCATATTTCACCAACCACATTCGCAAGGCAGAGAGCGAAGGCCGCTTCTCGATTGTGCCGGAAGACCCTCATTTGATTGTGCGCATGTTCTGCGACATCGGCGGCACCGGGGCCAAGGCTGACAACTTCGTGTTTTGGGCCGCGCAATTCGTCGGGCTGACTATCCGCTGCGTGAACCACTACGAGGTTCAGGGGCAGCCTATAGCTGCACATCTGGATTGGCTGCGGCGCAACAATTACACACCAGACCGGACTGCGATTGTTCTGCCCCATGATGGCGATACGAACGACCGTGTGTTTGACGTGTCCTACCGTTCAGCGTTTCGGGACGCTGGCTATCAGGTCGATGTCATTCCAAACCAAGGCAAGGGCGCGGCAATGATGCGCATTGAAAAGGTGCGTGAACACTTCGCCCGCGTCTGGTTTGATGTGAAAAAGTGCGCCGCCGGGATCAAGGCTTTGCGCGCGTATCACGAAAAGCGGGACGAAAAACGCAACATTGGTCTTGGTCCAGACCACGACGAGAACAGCCATAGTTCTGACGCATTCGGACTTTTGTGCCTGACATACACAGAGCCTCAACTCTACAACAGTGGCGACGACTACCACGAAGAGCGTGGCCGCAGCGAAACGACTGGCTACTAGTTGCCACCCCGCAACCATCATGCTAAACATAACCGCCCAACGTCGCGATGACCGTCGGGACAGAGGTGACGATGCTGGATAACCCCGCCGAAGAACAAAAGCCGGTTGACGTTCAGGGCCTTGTGTCGCTGATGCAGTTTGCCGAGGCCGATGGGAATATTTCCACATACCTGACCGCCGAGACTATCGCCAAAGTCACTGAACAGGTGATGGACACCTACGAGCAGGACAAGATTAGTCGCGCTGATTGGGCGGAAGTGGCAGAGGCCGCGCTCAAGGAAATCGGCAACACCAAGAGCGGTGAAAAGACGTTCCCTTGGCCCGGCGCGTCCAATGTCAAATACCCGCTGCTTGCCCATGCCGTGATGCAATTCAACGCCCGCGCATATCCCGCCATCGTGAAGGGCGATGAAGCGGTTCAGTGCAAGGTTGTTGGCAGCGACACCGGAATGCCGCGACTGGATCAGCAGGGCCAGCCGATGTTCCAGTTTCAGGGAATGCCTGTCGCGTTCACGGAACAAGGCCCTGCCGTAGCTACCCCCCAAGGCCCGCAGCCGCTCCCGGAAGGCGCTGAGCCTGAGCCGGTATGGAAGCGTGCGCCGGGTGATAAGGCTAAGCGTGCATCGCGTGTCCGGGACTTCATGAACTACACGATCTTCTACCGCATGAAGGGGTGGGAGAGTGAAACCGACACACTGCTGTTTCAAATGCCCGCGATTGGTTGCGGCTTTCGCAAGGTGTGGTTTGACGGTAGGGAGCATCAAAGCAGGTTCGTGCCCGCGCTCAAGTTGGTGGTCAATAACGACGCCAAGAGCCTTGAGGACGCGCCGCAGATTGCCGAGGAAATTGACGGGGTTTACCCGCACCAAATCATGCGGGACGTTCGCACGGGGAAATACCGCAATGATGTGGTTATTCAACCGGACGAAAAAGAGCCGCGCCTGCTGATTGAGGTGCAATGCTACTACGATCTGGACGACGATGGCGTTGACGAGCCTTACATTGTCACCATCGACCATAAGTCACGTCAATTGCTGCGTATCGTGCCGGACTTCGGGCCGGAACAAGTGCAGATGTCCGAGGCGGATGTAGCGTTCATCGAGCGCCGCAAGTTCTACGTCAAATACGAGTTCATGCCGAACCCTGAGGGCAAGTTCTACAATATCGGATTGGCCCACTTGCTGCACCAATACGGCAACGTGATTAATACGCTGGTCAACCAGATGATTGACGCGAACACGGCTGCGGTTGCGGGTGGCGGCTTCATCGCATCGGGTTTGAATATTCAGGGGCGCGGGCAATCGTCGCGGCTTAAGTGGACGCCGGGAGAATACAAGACTGTTCCTATTTCAGGTGATGCGCTGCGCAACGGGATTGTCGAGCGCACGTTCCCGCAAGTTAATCAGGTCATGTTTAACCTGCTGGACCTTATCCTTGGCGCGGCGCGTGACATTGCTTCGATTAAGGACATTCTGACCGGCGAAGGATCGAACAACGGGCAGGTTGGCACGACGCTGGCGTTGATCGAACAGGGATTGCAGGTGTTCACCGCGATCTACAAGCGCGTGTATCTTGGCCTTAAGGACGAATACACGCTGCTGCGCGAGAACATAGCCAAGCACGCGAACGACGATACGCAGGCTGAATACATTGAACTGCTCGATTACCCTGCGGCTAATCTGGTTGAGGACTTCAATGGCCGCGATATGGACATTGCGCCTGTTAGCGACCCAACCAGTGTTACA